GACAACACATACTAAATCTCCTTCGTCATCTTTACCCGCTAGACGTAAGCGGTCAGCTACTTGACCCATCTTGCGTAGCCATTTCATAACATCTATTTCAAAGGCAGCACCCTTAGCCTTATTATACTTCGGGTTGCTCATCTACCAGTACTACCTTGTTAATCTTGTAGACAACATTACCTTCTTCATCCTTAACTAACTCGACAACACCAGATTGAAGTAGCGCACCAACGAAGTTGGTTAGGTCTACCTTGATTGCATCAACTTCTCTTTGCAATGTACGTACACCTTCACTGAGTGCGTCAATCCTGAGATTATCTCTGTACTTATTTGATAACTGTTGTTCTTCAGCCATTTAATTCCCTATCTTCTTGGACGATATAGTTGCCTTGATAGCCATTGACTACATCATTTCTAAGCATAACACCCCAGGCGTTTTTATCTGATATTTGGCAGGCAGCATAGTTTACAAAGAGAGTCACATAGTCATTGCCATCGGCAGTGTGTGGCCCAAATCGGTTCTTTACTGCAGCTACCTTGAGTTCACCATTGCTTGGGTCATAACCTAGCGTCAGGATCAACGCCGGTAACTGACTTACCTTGCCGTGGATAGCACGTCTAGCAGGTGGTTTAGATGGTGATCCGTACTCACTCTGCTCAGATACGTGGTGCAGTACCAGTACGCAGGCTTCAGTCTTACGTGCCATATCGTGCAACTCCATCATAATCGCACGTAAGCCAGCCCACTCATTGTCTGTCTCTGCTGCCACATTCATTAAGTTATCTATGACGATCAGCTCTGGAGCGTGACCATAGAGTTCAACATATGCCCTGATCTCTAACTCAATATCATCTAGTGATGGAGATGAATCAAAGACCCACTTGATATGTTCTAACTTATCGAAGTGCTTATCGTAGTAGTTCTTATTGTTAGATAAGTTCGACTCTACCGATACCTGCGAGTGACCAGATGCAGCAGATGCTGCTCTCATCATCACAGTTGTAGTATCAGTATCTGCTGAAAAGAAAAGCGTTGGTACATCTGCCTTCATCGCATAGATGAGTGCAAACATAGACTTACCAGCGTTAGGTGCAGCAGCTACCATACAGACTTGTCCTCGCCGGAACTTGATCTGCTTGAGTGCTAGCCCCTGCCACACGTCAGGAAGCGGAGTTGCTTTGGTAAGCACCCCACTCCAAGCACGTGATAAGTCAAGCAACGCCTTCCCCCTTTATTGTTATTCGTCGTTCACGCCGAACTAATCTTCGTTGGCCTTCATTCAGGCCACCCCATATACCAAAGTTTTCATTCTGTATTCCCCACTCAGCACACTCTGCTTGGTGTGGACATCTTCTACAGATAGATTTGGCAATAGCAACTTCAACCGTGTTGCGACTTGAAGCATCATTTTCAGGAAACCAGAAGTCGCCACCGACTGTAGCGCAAGCAGGGTTCTCATAGAACCGAGGCTCGCGCACCGATCATCGAACCCAGATAGTGTCGCACTTGTCTGTTGCACCCTTTGGTGCAGCACACATATAGCCCTTCCAAGGTCCCTTGCTTGATGTTCCTTCACGAAATGCCATCACTCCGTGACGACAGATATTGTTTCCATCCTGAGCTGGCGCTGATGCAACTGGTGTTGCGTTAAACGCTGCAGCAACTGATGCAACTGTTGGTGCTGGTGCTGGTGCTGCGCTAGCACCTAGTTCAACACCAGTAGCACGAATGTTGAGTGCGTTCATAGCAAGATCTGCTAGTCCAGATTCTAGTTCTGTGACTGTTGCAGCATAAAGATTGATAAGTGTTCCATCAGGTAACTTGTAGTTAACCTGGAACTTTGTTCCTTCTGTAGCCATTTACTTTCCTCCACTTGGTTTGATGTTTAGTCTTGTTGTCTCTTCACCGATACTCACTGGGACATAACCAATAAGTTCTTTTACTTTATCTTTATCAACTGTCTCACGACCTTTGACCTTTGTCCAACTGATTTCAATACCACTAGCTGTAACACCAATGGTTCCTTCTAAAGATGCTTTCAAAGAATCCTTTTCTTTTTCTAACTCTTTGATCTTGCTATCTAACTGTATGTAATGCAGTGCATTTTTGTCAACTTCTTCGTCCTCAATGATTACTTCACTCAGGACGATACGTTCTTTTTTTAAGCCAACACAACCCATCGTTCCCGATGCGTCATAGTACTGGCAGTAATGCTTACAGAATGATTCATCCTTCTCAGGTTCTGGAGCTGACTCCATTGCCTTGACTTGAGTTAACCACTCCAAAGCCTCCAGTGCAACATCTTCATCGTAGGCTTCTGAGTGAACCTTTACATCCTTCTCAGCACCATCACGAGCGATAGCAACTAGGTTCACAGTGTTGACTGTGTGACCGTTCTGCGCTAGTAGATACCCATAGATCTGCACCTGCCAACGCTGTTGCTTTGATGGGAAGTAAGAAAGGTTCTTGACCTTGCTTGTCTTCCAGTCAATGACTGCGCCGGTACTAGGTATGAACAAGTCAATGTGTGCCTTCATATCGCCGTGCTCTACTGCAGTCTCGACTAAGTAATCTTTACCATCTGGATCTAAGTGACCGATAGCATCTTCGATTGCTGCGTGAATAGCAGTACCCATAATTGCAGCCAGCTTTGACTGGTTCTCATTAGTCTCTGGTTGTCCGTTCAATCGGTACCAGACCTTACGACGGCAACCACCAATCTCTGATGGACCTACCTGTGTCTGTGTACTGCGATCACGAGAGGCATCCTTAGCGTGGAGTACTGTTAATAGCAGTTCTTTTGGATCTGTAATCATTGCGGGTTCCTTACGATAAATGCAGCACCTGGATAGTTTGCTGCTTCTAACTGTTGTGCTATCTGCTCACGCAGTTCTATCTCCATAAATATTGGTGCTGCTGATCTGCGACCAGATTGTATTGCTTCTTCTATTGCGAACTTAATAGTCTTTTCCATTATCGGTGATCGTCTCTATACTGGAGAAACGCATCGAAAGCATAAGCGCAGACGAAGCCAATAAGCAAACCAAATAAAAATCCAAGCATTGTTCTATCCCTTCTCTTGAGTAACTAATTGAATCGGCTTTGTATGCTTTTGTAAATTACATACAGCGTGTGTCGGACGAACATTGTCCAATGTATCAGGACCGCCGTTAGATACGGGAATTAAATGATCTATATGTAAACCCATTTCCCAGCCCTCCTCTTTGCCAGCTATGCGTGAAATCTTTAAGTTGATTTCTACCCCACAAATATGACAGCAAGTTCCATATAAGTCAAGCACCTGCTTCTCGGTATATTTTTCAGAAGGCTGAGACTTAATTAAGGCACGTCTACGCCTTCTGCGCTCTCTGGTTTTGTGAGGATTCTCCTTATGATATTGAGCGTGATAAGCCTTGGATTGTTCCTTGAATTCAACGGTTTCCCGTATGGCCTTACGATGAGCAACTATGCGTTCTCTGTTTTTTGCATAGTATTCAGCGTTATATTCTTTTGAATTAGCCACGTTCTTGTACCACAATCTGTATAGGTGGACACGTATTAACATCTAAAACCGACGCGATCTTTATTGCTCGCTCTGCTACCACCTTAGACATCAGCAGAGACTTATATGATCCTGGCTTGAGCGAGTAGAGATAGCCCAAAGCAAATGCTCCACCGCTACCGGCTGAGAAGAGTCCACGCTCACTCGCGTTGAAGGATAGATCTGATCCGATAGAAAATAAGTTTCCATCAAAGGCGATGAGGTAAGCGTAGCTCGATTCCTTATCGGATGGATCGTATCCATTATCCTTAAAGGCAGCGTAGATACTAGGCAGTACTCGCTTACCCATCCACTCAACGGGATCATAGTTCTTATACGTTGGTGGTTTCCAATTAAAGGCGAGGATATCTCCAGGTCGTGAATCGCCCGTGATACCTAACAGGTAATCACCCACGTGAACGATCTTCGGAGTCTGCGTAGATATGATGCGCTGATCGTTATCGGTGATCTGACTATCGGAGGCCATCACTACGAAATCAGATCCTTGAATACCTACCAGTGTCGTCATTGGCAGATCATATCACGGCGTGTCGCAAGACACACTCCTACCAGAGCGTGTGTACAATATGAGCCGTAGGCGAATAACAGTACAGCGGCCCTTAGCGGGCCGAGGAGGAAGTGAGGCCCGACAGTATGCGGCTCCGTCTACTCTCCCTGCAGAAATTCAGAAGCAGGAACAAGACCTACGATGGCCTTCCTGACCCCTTTGGAGCCGATCTGAGGGGCTTAGGCCCCGTCCACGCCTGTACCTGTGGCTGTACTATGTTCAACATCCTAGCAGCCTTTGAGGATTACGACATTGCTTGGTGGCACCTCGACGGAACCTGTGCCAACTGCGGAAATCTGGTGTGTATACCCTGCCCTGTGGATAACCCTGATGGACCACAAGCTAACGGATATTGATGAGACTGCAAGGACTGGTACCTGTTCAGTCTGTGGTTTTACCAAGATTAAACTCAGAGATAAGAGCCGACCTCTTCAAAGCAGGTACCGGTGCAAGGCAGTCTATAAACGTAACATCATCAAGAACCAGTACCCATACGCAGTCCACAAGAAAGATACCTGCGAAAAGTGTGGATTCATTCCAGCACACATCAGTCAGCTCGACGTTGACCACATTGACGGTGATAGATGGAACAACGACCCGTCTAACTTACAGACGCTCTGTGCTAACTGTCACCGCTTAAAGACACATTTGCATAACGACAGCGACTCTGGTATTTTTTAGAGCAGTGGGGAATCCAAGTACCCACGAGTGCTGGACTAAACCTCTACAGACTTCGCGGCCTGTAGGGGTTTCGTTCTTTTCGGGCATAAAAAAAGAAGGCCGGTCCCCGTAGGGACCGACCTCCTGTTGCCTCGCGCTGATGGGCTAATTACTTAGCGCCACGTCCAAACTCTGTTGCCTTTGGATCTAGCCATTTAAGGACTGGACCTGCGATAGCAGCGATACCTGCTGATGCTAAAGCCTTTGGATCTGTAACTCCTGCAAGGTATAGCGCAAGTACTGACGCTACTCCTGCACGGAGGTATGTTGCGAGCATTGATTTCATCTTTGCGTTCATTGGTTCTCCTTCTTCTTAGGTAAAGGCTTAACTGCTGCCTTCACTTTGTTGATAGCCTTTGGCTGGGGCAGCCAAGGGAACCAAGGAGAAGTATCGTTACCGCACTCTTCCTTGATCGAAATATGTAGGTGCTTGTTGTGTGGGTTGGAACCTGTGTACTTGCGTTCACCCTTTTCTGCAGACCAGATTCTTCCCTTGAATATCAGGTACTTAACTCGTGGATCTTTCTGTAGCTCTAGGTAGATCACTGCACAAGCAACGCCACGTCCTGGATCAGTAGTCAGATCTACTGCAAATCCTGAGTTGTGATCTGAGTTAGGGTTCTGGTGTACGTGTGCTGGGCTAGGTAGCAATCCATCTGATGCCTTGTTGCGCTTAGGCCAGTGTGCAGTTGCTTGACGTAGTACTGCGATAGCAGCAGGGGTAGCCTTCTTTGCTAATGGGATCATAGTTCCTTCTTCTGTATCAGGATCTGGTAGAGGATCTCAACCTTTTCCTCAAGTCTAATCACCGAGTCCTTGAGACTAGACCCAGAGTTTGGTTTAAGTTCATTGAGGTAGTGCTTGACTAACCATCGCACCGCAGCAGCAAAGCCACTGATGATAGTTACTACAGCAACAGCTACCGTTGCGTAATCCTGTGCTTGCATTAGATTGTCCTAATTGTGACTAGAAGTGTGCCGCCGAAACCAGAGAACCTTTTATCCTCTGGGGTTTTGTTGATGAAGTCCATCTCTTCGATGATGCCAAGGTATTCCTCACCAGTTCTAAAGTCTTGAATACGGATGGTGTCGCCAACATTTTCAATGGCTTCTAGTTGAGACAAGCGATCATAGGCAGATCCCTCATAACCTACTTCGTTGCTGAACTTATCGCTCTCGTGGTCATAGCAGAATACTGGGTATTGGATCAGGCGCTGACGGGGAACTGCTGGTAGCGACTTGAGTTGGTAGCCAGTAAACAACGGTCCCTTAGTAGAGTCAGTGCTTGATCGAGTAAAGGTAAACTTAAATCCTAGATACTCTTGTGCAGTAGTTGGATAGTTCACGCTGATCTCAGGGACAACCGTACCCTGTGCAAATGTACCGATGTTATATTCGGTATCTATTGAGTCAATAGAACTGATAGCAATGCCACCGTTAGTCGTATTGATACGAGCTTGTAGCAGTTTATAGATCTTAGTCTCAAGTGTGTTGTATCGGATATAACCAGTACGCAAGTAGCCAGTTGATACTAGAGTGCTTTCAGATTCAATCCATATTCCACTACCTGGTACACCGAAGACGACTCTATCGGTACTACCAAGGAAGTCTGTAGATACTGGGTTAGCAGTATCACCGCTTGCATAAACGTCCCAAGCATAACCAAAGATAAGACTGTTAGGAACTACTGGCTGTGATAAATCAATACGGATTAGACCTGACTCAGTACCTTGCAAAGTTGTTACATAGGCAAATCTATCCTTGAAAGTTACGCTCTTGCACTCTGTCTCTAGTAGCAATGGTCCATAACTAACATCACCATCGGCAGATATCACTGCAACTCTTACACCCTTACTGGTGCAAAGAACTCCAAAGGTACCAAGGTAGACATCGAAGGCATTGAGTACTTCACCTTCTGGTAGGTCAACAACTACTGTTGGTGCATTAAGTTCTGGGAATCCAAGAGCGTTAGTAGCAGTAGTATCTAATGTAATCTTGTAGAGAGATGACTGAGATCCAGCATAGCCACCAACATAGAAAGCAACAGGTCCTTCAGATATGGTTGTCCATATCCACGATGGATTTGGATGTCTATAGAGTTCACTAGGTAAAGCGTGACCGCCTGCAGTGGTTGTATTATTTGAATTTAATTCGTAGATATCCCTATCAACTGCAGCTAGCAAACGCTGCTTTGCATATCGCAGTACTGCTGTAGTTACTGGACCGTTAAGATTATAGAGATGACCATCAGATGTAGTACCAAAGATATTACCTCTATGGATGCGAGCATTATCTGCTGCAAAGTACCGAGTACCATCAGAAGTGAGAGACTTAAAATCAAGTGTATGTGGAGATGCTGTTAAGGTGTAGGTAGTAACGGTAGGTGTATCACCACTCATAGTGAGTTTCTTTAGATCAGGTCCTTCAGCAAAGACAACTGCATCTACGTTATTAGTGGTATCTCTAGCACCAAATAAGGATAGGTTGGTTGCCGATGCAGTCCTAGCCTTGACTGTACTGTTGAGCAGAGTAGCCTGTCCTCTAGTCCAGACATCTAAACCTTTAGACTCTGTGTACTGAAAGCGCAGTGACTCCTCTTGGATAGGCTCAAAATACTTAATCCCCGCTCCTAAGTGGAACGAGGATTGAGATCTAACCCACCAACCGGTGAGCGTCTGCTCACCAGGTTCACGCGTCTGGTCAATCTGTTGCTTACGATACTGCGCTGTGACTCGACGATAAGGCTGTGCTTCAGAAGCAGCAACAAAGAATGGTAGCCCTGAAAAGGCTACATCGTAGAATGTTCCAGTCTGAGTATAGTTAGTAGTTCCTGCAGGGTTGGAGAGTACGTAGGGTATTCCCTCGGTCACGTCTGAACCATAAGGCATTGTTATTCTCCTTGAGTGATTATGTGTGAATCATCAGATTCTTGTATTGCTGGTGAAACAAAATTAATGCCATCCCATTTGTCACCTGAACCTGCGTACTTACCTCTAAATGTAGAGTTGTAAGATGTCTGTACCCATTCGGTATCTGCACCGTATAGTGACTTGCAAAAGTCAATACCTATTGACTCTTGCTCTACACCGTTCTCATTGAGTATTACTTCATTATTAACTACAATTACTTCACGGACTACGCCGTCTTCTATTCTTGCAAAGTGTGCCATTATCCAATCACCACAATCACTCGACCTGAACCGCCTGCACCGCCTTGGTTATAACCAGCACCTCCACCAGAACCAGTATTAGCGGTTCCATTTACACCAGTTGTACCTGATGCGTTTCCTCCGCCACCAGATCCACCGTTGCCTGAACCAACACCACCATAACCACCACCACCGCCTGCATAAGTTACAGAGGTGCCTGTAATAGACGAAGCTAAACCTGAACCACCATCAGTACCTACGTTAAAAACAGTTACGTCAGAACCAGCAGCACCAGCACCACCGCCACCACCTGCGCCGTATTCAAGTGCATTACCGCCTCGGTTTCCCTGTCCTGTTATCCCTGGCCCACCCGTTGTATAATACCAACTAGAACCTCCACCAGAACCACCACCGCCACCAGAAACTGAATACTGAAAATTAGAATCTACACCACCACCACCACCGCCGCCTGTTGCTACCCAAGGACCTAGTATGCTTGCAATTCCAAATCTTCCATAAGCATCTGTTCCACTTGTAGTACTGCCACCAGCACCAACTGTTACAGTTTGAGTTCCATTTGGCAAAAATGCAGAAGCATTGTAAACCATACCTCCAGCACCACCACCACCAGCATACTGCCGACCACCACCACCACCACCAGCAATAACAAGTATCTCTGCGTAGCCAGCGTTTCCAATAGTAATAGAACCAGAGCCAGTAAAGTTGTAAATAGTTTTACCAGCGCGAGTTGTTGTATCAATGGAAGGTGAACCAGTAGTTGCAGTTACTGTAGCTTTACCAATTCCACCACCAACAGGTGTAAATAAAGGCATTTATATCTCCTTATGCGTACTTAATCGGACCAGCACCAAGTACGGTGTAGGTTGGGGTTGCTGCTGTCTTAATAATTGTAAATGAGTAAGCATCAATACTAGAAGCATTACCTGCAGAAGGTGCTGTACCGCCAGAATATTTAACAGTCTGAGCCACACCATCAATGTTTAGTGCTGTTTGATAGTAGGCTGTTGCTCCGTTAGTTACCAAGAAAGCAACAGTTATTGAATCTCCTACGGCAAGCAGTGAACTAAGAGTTGTGCCTGAGTTACCACGGATATTGAGTGTCCAGTTGGCAGAGGCATTGCTTGTGTAGTACAAAACTCCCTGAGTTACTGCATCAAAGTTAACAGTTCCAGTTGCTGCAGTAGCAGATACTGTTGTGCGCTCTTCTGGTGCTACAAGGATACTGCCCGTGTTGGTGCCACCAGTAATTGTTGGAGTGGCTATGGTTGCTGTATTGATTGTTGGGCTAGTCAAAGTCTTGTTAGTGAGAGTATCTGTAGTTGCCCTACCTACCAAGGTATCACTTGTTGTAGCAGGTAGCGTTAGCGTATTGGTACCAGCTACTGCAGTTGCCTGCACTGTAGTAGTTCCAGATGTAGATCCACTAAATCCTAATGATGGTAGAGGTGAAGAACCATTACGGAAAAAGATTAAATCAGATGATGTAAGCACGTGCTTG